GGCAAACTATCTGATTCGTTTTTACCTTTACCATATAAAGAACCAAGCGCTACATTAACGAGTTTATTAGGATTATTAATAGAATCAGGCAAACAATTTGCAGCTACAATAGAACAACCAACTGGTGACGGTAACTCTGAAGCACCTGTAGGCACAACAGTCGCATTATTAGAAAAAGGACAACGTGTTATGTCTGCAATACATAAACGTTTACATTATGCGCAACGTCAAGAATTTAAAATATTAAAAAGAGTTTTTAGTGAAACGTTACCCCCTGAATATCCGTATTCTGTACAAGGGGCTTCCTCAAATGTTTTTAAAACAGACTTCGATAGGTCGGTAGATGTAATCCCTATTAGCGATCCTAATATTTTTAGTATGACGCAAAGGATAGTTTTAGCTCAGACACAATTACAAATGGCACAAGCCGCACCTGATATACATGATTTACGCGAAGCTTATAGGAAAATGTATTTAGCTTTAAATATTAAAGATATTGATTCTATTTTACCGCAAGAAGAACAAGTTCCTCCAAGAGACCCAATTAGCGAACAACAAGCCGCTATGACAGGAAATCCTATAAAAGCATTCGAATTTCAAAACCATGAGGCGTATGTCGCCGCGCATAGTGCATTTTTACAAAATCCTATGATGCAACAAAATCCTGCGGTATTACAAGCTATAGGTGCAAATATACAAGAACACCAAGCGATGTTATATAGAGTTCAAATCGAACAGGCGTTAGGACAAGAATTACCGCCGTTAGACCAAGAAATGCCTCCAGAAGTCATGAATCAAATAGCTGTAGCCGCCGCTACAGCAACACAACAAGTTACTGGACAAGCGCAAGCAATGGCGCAAGCTCAGGCTATGGCACAAAGTGATCCACAACGTGAAATGTTTGAACAACAATTACAACAAGAACGTGATGAACTAATGCAAAAAGAAATGAGCGAACAACGTAAAGCAGAAATAGAAATGCAAAAAGCTCAAATAAATGCACAATTAGAAATGGAACGTATAGACGCAAATAGGGATGCTTCTGAAACAAAAACAGCTATAGATTTACAAGAACTAGAAATGAAAAACGAAAGGGAAGTAGAAAAGAATTTTAACGAACTGGTTCAAACAGTAAAACAATCAACTAGAGAGGAATAGTTATGAATAAATATTTTAATAATGACAACTATCCAGCACCTAAGTCTGTATCTAAATCTTCTTCTATAGCAAACCCTGCTGTACAAGACGATACAAGAACAGAAGAGGTACAAGCTGGTAAACTTATTATCAAAGATGATAAAGTTACTGGCGAGGAGTCTCAAATGAAAGCTGGGTACGGTCAGACTAAAGGATTACTTTATTATAAATACATTAAGTAATTAGTGGATTTTATAAAAGTAATGGAGCATTTGCTCCAAAAAATACGAAAGAGAAAAGAAGATCTTTCGCAAACGTTGGCTACAGGTAGTGTTCAAGATTTTGAACAATACCAAAGAGTAGTCGGAGAAATAGCAGGTTTGAACATAGCGGAGCAGGAAATTCAAACTTTACAATCAAATATGGAGGACATAGATGACTGATACTGTTCCAAACCGAGTAGATAATTTCGGCAGTAAAAACGCAGCACCTGTAGAAGAACAGGAAGTTGGGTTAACTGTTGAGACAATAGACTCGCATTCGGAAAAATTACCGCACCCTACAGGATATAGGATATTAATCCTTCCTTTTTCACCACCGTCAGTAACGAAAAGTGGTATACATTTAGCGAAACAAACTGTTGATAGAGAATCACTAGCAACTGTTGTTGGTTATGTTGTAAGACTTGGACCTGACGCATATGGAGACGAAAATAAGTTTCCAGACGGCGCTTGGTGTCGAGAAGGGGATTGGGTTATATTCGGAAGATACGCAGGAGCTCGTTTTAAAATAGAAGGCGGCGATATGCGTCTTTTAAACGATGACGAGATTTTAGCTGTTATCGATAATCCTGAAGATATATTATCATAAACGTGGAGAAACCATGCAAGAAGAAGCACAAAAAATAGAACTAGAACTTCCTGAAGGGGAAGTCGATATAAGAGAAGCTGATGTAGATGATTCTATACCAACTATAACAGCAGAACCAGAAGTAATAGAATCTACTGAAGAAGAGTTAGATGAAGTTAGCGAAAGCGTACAAAAACGTATTGCCAAGCTAACTTATAAAATGAGGGAAGCAGAAAGACAACGAGATGAAGCTGTAAGTTATGCACAAAACATACATTCAGATAATACTCAGTTAAAAGAAAAATTAAAAAATTCTGACTCATCCCTTTTCAAAGAGTACGATAGTCGTATACAATCTGACCTTGAAAGAGCAAAAGATAATTTAAAAGTAGCTCAAGAAACGGGAGATCCTGATGGAATTGCAACAGCAACAGAATTACTTTCAAGAAGCGCAGCAGAAGCTGAGAATCTTAAAAGACTTTCTGCGCAGCAACAAGTTAGGCAAGCTACAACTGAAGAGGAGGTTGTAGATAATGTCCCTGATTTTACACAAACCACGCAACAAGCACCAGATCCAAAAGCAGAGGCTTGGGCTAATAAACCTGAAAATCAATGGTTTGGCGAGGATCAAGCTATGACGTACGCAGCATTTGGAATACATAGACAACTTATAGAAGAAGGAGTTGATCCTCATTCTGATAATTACTATGATCAAGTAGATGCTAAAATCAGACAATATTTTCCTCAAAAGTTTTCGGAAGAGCAATCTGCCCCCACGCAACAGGTTGCTGCCAGTAGCAGAGGTGCTACAGGTAAGAAAAATGCGCGCAAAATAAAACTCACGCCTAGTCAAGTAGCAATAGCTAAAAGACTAAACGTGCCATTAGAAGAATATGCAAAACATATTGAGCAAGGAGTATAAACATGACAGATAACAATAATAGAAACTCCAGGTCTGCAGAGACTCGAGAAACTCAAACTCGCAGAAAACCATGGCAACCACCGTCTATGTTAGACGCGCCTAAAGCACCTGCTGGATATAAATTCAGGTGGATTCGTGAATCTGTAAGAGGACAAGATGATAAATCTAACATGTCAAAACGTGTTAGAGAGGGATATGAACCTGTGAGAGCAGAAGATTATCCTGATTTCGAAGCTCCTACTATAGAAAATGGATCTAGGTCTGGTGTTATAGGGGTTGGTGGTTTGATACTCGCTAAAGTTCCCCTCGAAACCGCAGAAGAGCGAAACGCTTATTTTCAACAACAAACAAGCGAACAACTTAACGGTGTAGATCACAACTATTTGCGAGAAAGCGATCCAAAGATGCCTCTGAAGAATAGTGATATTCAAAGAACATCTAAGGTTCAATTTGGCAGTCGACCTAATGAATCGACTGATTAATAATAATTTTATATAGAGGTATATATTATGGCAAATACTGATGCCCCAAACGGGTTTACGCCAGCTTACCACATCTATGGAGGAGTTATTAGACCTGCTCGTATGAGAATCGCTAGTGGCTACGGCACTTCAATTTTTAGTGGAGACGTAGTAACACTTTCTAGTGGTTATGTCCAACAAGCAGGAGCTACTGATACCCCTGTCGGTGTGTTTTATGGTGTATTTTTCACAGCAACTGATGGCGAGCCTACTTTTTCTAAAGTATGGACTGCTTCAACTGCTACTCAAGGAAGTGCGGATGCCGAAGCTTTGGTTTATAACGATCCTGGAATCGTTTACGAAGCTCAATTTACAGCAGGAACTCCTGCAGTAAGTTTCATCGGAAATAAGTACACTCTTTCAACTACTGCTGGCAGCACTGTCAACGGTAGATCGAAAGAAGGTGTTACTGCAACTACTTCCTCTGGTGTAGCGTTATGCGTAGGTTTTAATTTAGCACCGAGTAATTCGATAGGTGCTAGTGCTAGAGCTTACTTCACATTCCCGACCAATACTTTTGCGGTCTAATTTAGGAGAATAAATAATGGCAATTAATAGAGCACAATTAGTCAAAGAGTTAACTCCTGGACTACACGCACTTTTTGGTTTAGAGTATGATCGTTATGAAAACGAACATGAGGAAATCTTCGATACAGAAACTTCTGAAAGAGCTTTTGAGGAAGAAGTAATGCTAACTGGTTTTGGTGAAGCATCTGTTAAAGGCGAGGGTGCTGCGGTTGTTTACGACACAGCGCAAGAGGCTTTCACAGCTAGGTATTCACACGAAACTGTAGCGTTAGCTTTTGCTTTAACTGAAGAAGCAATAGAAGATAACCTATATGATACTCTTTCTTCAAGGTATACAAGAGCGTTAGCACGTTCAATGTCTACAACTAAACAGGTAAAAGCAGCCAATGTTCTTAATAATGCCTTCAACTCCAGCTTTGTTGGTGGTGATGGTAAAGAACTTTGCGCGACTGATCACCCAACGGTTGCTAACATTGACCAGAAAAACGAGCTTTCTACAGCAGCAGACCTTAATGAAACTTCATTAGAACAAGCTTTGATTGATATCGCAGCTTTTCAAGATGAAAGAGGTTTGAAAATTAATGCACAGGCGACTAAGTTGATTATTCCACCTGCGTTACAATTTACAGCTGATAGGCTTATGGAAAGTCCTGGAAGAGTTAATACTTCTGACAATGACATAAATGCTATAAGAAATATGGGCATGGTTTCTGGAGGTTACGCGGTAAATCATTATCTAACCGATACTGATGCGTTCTTCATAAAAACTGATGTTCCTAACGGTCTTAAACATTTTGTTAGAACACCTGTTGCTACCAGTATGGAAGGAGATTTCGAAACTGGTAACGTAAGATACAAAGCTAGAGAACGTTATAGCTTTGGATTTAGTGACTGGAGAGGAATCTTTGGTTCACCAGGAGCGTAAATAACTTTTCGTTATTTAGAAAGGGAGGCTTCGGCTTCCCTTTCTTTTTTAAAATTTATAATATAGAATGACAAAGAATCTAGGGAAAAACAAATAATCTATCGACTGACCTAGCAGACTCGCCAAGACGATAGAGTATTAAGGAGACTTAATTATGGCAAAATCGACATTTTCAGGACCAGTAAAATCATTAGCTGGTTTTATTTCAGCAGGTAATGCAACAGTAGTTAGCCTTACAGCCGATACTTCACTTACAGTAGCAGCTCATGCAGGTAAAATTTTAACAACTAACGATGCAGACGGTAAATTTACTTTACCTAGTATTGTAGCTACAGCACCAGGAAGAGACGATGATCCTAATCAATTAAATAATTTAGGAGCAAGTTTTTTCTTTGTAGTAGAAACTGCAGCAACAGATATGGATATTCTTACAGACGGTACAGATAAGTTTGTAGGTGGTCTTTATACTGGTAAAGATGATGCTACAGGTAAGACTTTTATATCTGGTGCATCTAATGATGTTATCACTATGAATGGATCAACTAAAGGTGGACTAGCTGGCAGTATTGTAAAAGTAACTGCAATGGCTTCGGCAAAGTATGCAGTAGAGGGCATAATACTAGGATCAGGA